GTCAAGGTAGGAATCCTGAGCTCATTGGCGATGTTGTGACTCTTGGCTTCCTGAGCGTCAAGATACCAATCGGCGTGCCCACGCTCATGAACGAGCTTCAGGAAGTAATCCGAAGGCTTACCGCAGTTGCGAGCCATCATCTCGTAGACCTTCTTGTTGAGACGCTCGACCTCCTTCGCATCGGCCTTGATCTCCTCGACTTTGCCGAAAGCTACGGAGGAGACATCGTGAACCATGAGCGTAGCATCAGGATCCATGTAGCGCATACCTTCCGCACCGAAGCTGAAGAGCAGAGCTCCGCAGCTCATCGCCTTACCCTCGACGATCGTAGCGACCGGAACTCGTGAGCTTTTGATCGAACCGATCATCGCCATGAGGGAATAAACCTGTCCGCCGTAGCTATCGATGACAACCGGAATCACGGACTGACCCGTGTTCTGAGCTCGACTCATCAAGTCCGTGAACTCCTTCGCCGATTCCTCATCGAACTTGTTGACTCGAATGATGATAGGATCAACACGAAGTTCGACAGACTTGATATGATGAGAGACATCTGCGATAAAATTCACTGCATACCCCGCTTGTGTTAGGTTAATGATCTCGTCTTCCAACTCTTCACTTACACTTCGAGTAGCCACACGCCTTGCAGGAGAGGCAACCCTCCTGGTAGACGAGTTCTGAGTTACCACACTCAGGGCACCCCTTCTCACTTGACTTTGTACCATCCTTGATGTACCCCTTAAGGACCCGGGCGATTACCCTACCGAATGAAAACATATCACTGTTCTTGTCCTTTTGCAACTGCTCCACAACATAATGGAGCGGAACATCATGACGAAGAGCGAGGGAGATGGTCCTGGTGAAGGCTCCCTGCGTCGGATTATCGAAAAGATTTATTACGTCCTTGAAGACTAGATTGTCATCATCGCCCACCGGAACCTGGAGGTTGTAAGTTGTCACACCATCCCGCTTTCCGTTCTTGACAAGAACACCCGACTTGTACTTCTTGGGAATCTCGATGTTCTCGGGAATCCCACAGAACACCTCATAGGGCTTTCCGTCATTGAGACCGATGAGAACGAGCCATGATTCTGAGATTTCACCGTTTCTGACGGTAGCACGGTGAATATCGCAGTCGAGCGACTTTGGCCTCTTCGGAGCGAGACGACCATCCTCGACCTTCTTCTCCTTCTTCGGTTCATCGTTGGAGACCAGAACTCCCGTCCTGCAACCATCACGGTAAACTGTGAACCCTTTGCAGCCGGTTCTCCATGCCCTCAGGTAAACGTCATTCACGATCTCACGAGTCGCTGAGTTTGGAAGATTGCAAGTCTTGGAGATCGAGTGATCGATCCACTGCTGGGCTGAGGCCTGGATGTCAACGCTCTTCTCCCAGTCTATGTCATTTGCCGTGCCGCCCCAGTAAGGGCTCTCCTGCGGATCGGTCTTACCAGTGACATCCATCCACTTCTTGAACCAGTGATGATAAACGGTATACTCCTGCCACTTGTCACCGAGAGGATCCACGAAGTCGACCCTCGACGTGAGGTCTCCCTGTGTGATCTTACGACGACGCTTGTAGGAGAGGAGGAACGCAGGCTCGATGCCGGATGTCGTTCTCGTGAGACATGAGACCGAACCGACCGGCGCTGTTGTCGTAAGGGCGATGTTACGACGACCTGTCGTCTTCCACTGCCTCTGGGTCTCCAATCCGCAGGCGTTCATAACCCGGTTGAGGTACGGGTGATCCTTCTCCTTGTTGTAGTCGAAGACCGGGAACGATCCGCGCTCGACAGCGAGTTGGCAGGAAGACTTGTGGGCTCCCATCGCGAGGTGTTGGTAGATTGCAGATGTCATCTCGATGGAGAGCTGCGAGCCATAACGGATGTTGAGGGCTGCGAGAGCATCGCCGAGTCCTGTGATCCCGAGACCGGTTCGACGACCGTTGAGACCAGCGGCACGAACCTTATTCCAAAGCTGGCGCTCGATAGCCTTCACATGCTCGGGTTGAGGATCACGCTCGATCTTCTCGAGGATCCGATCGACGCACTCAACCTCGAGATCAACAAGATCGTCCATGAGACGTTGAGCCTTCCACACAACCGAGCTGAACCTGTCGTAATCAAACTTAGCGTTTGCCGTGAAAGGATCCTGCACGAATGTGGTCAGGTTGACCACCATGAGACGGCACGAGTCGTACGGGCTAAGAGGGATCTCGCCGCAAGGATTCGTGGAGATTGTCTTATAACCGACATCGCGGTAGCAGTCCACGATCCCCTGGTTCACGACTGTGTCCCAGAAGAGAGCGCCGGGTTCCGCTGAGGCCCAGGCTGCATCCACGAACTTGTCCCAGACCTGCTTCGCGTTGACCGTCTTCGTGATCTGCGCCGCGGCGACGGACTCCTCAACAGGCCAGCGGAGAGTAAAATCAGATCCGCTCTCGACAGCCTGCATGAACTCGTCGGTGAAGCGGATCGAGATATTAGCGCCAGTGACCTTCTTCAGGTCTCGCTTGATGTCGATGAAGGTCTCGATCTCGGGATGACGGCAATCGATCGTGAGCATGAGAGCTCCACGTCGACCGCCCTGCGCGACCTCACGGCAGGAGTTCGAAAAACGCTCCATGAAGACACCGATACCGTCGGTTGTTCGAGCCGCGTTGGTCGTGGGCTGACCCTTCGGCCGGATGGTGGAGACATCGAACCCAACGCCTCCACGACGCTTCATGATCTGAACCTGCTCCTGATCAGTGAAGAGGATGCCCGCGTAACTGTCATGGGGCTGCTCGATCACGAAGCAGTTAGAGAGGCTCTGGAGCTGGTGTGGATTACCGACACCTGACATCGGAGAACCCTGCGGAATTACCATCGCGAAGTCGGCGAGCAGGTCCTTAATCTCAGGCTCACTCATAGGATTTGGATACTTCTCCTCAATCCTCGCGAACTCCCTCGCCAACCTGGCGTGCATCATGTCGGGATCAGCTTCCAGGATGTTATCATCTACATCCCGAAGCGCGTACTTCATGAAGACATCTGGCGCCAGCTCATCATTTTCAAAGTACGCGCTGGTTCTCTTGAGAACCTCACTCTTGCTATAAGTCATCATTTCTCCTTACTTTGCGCCCGTCACTTCCTGCCACTTCTTGCGGAGGAGCTTCTTGGCATCATTATTGTCTTGCGTCATGGATTCGCTCAGCGTCAAACTGTTCTCATCAAGAATCTTAATCCTAGACTGTGCGGTGTCGATGTGAATAGGGAAAAGAACGCCATCTTTGCCGGCTCGGTTCTTTGCCACGAAAAGACGACCTGAGCCGTCAGCTTTTTCGCTCGGCTTACGTGAGATCGACACGACAACGTCGGCCACCATCGCCTTCCCGTAGGCTTCGCTCATGTTCTCGAGACCGACGACCTCAGCGCCGGATGCCTCACGATTCGCCTGTGAGGCGGTCCAGATCGGAAGATTGAGTTCCATCGCCAGATTTCTGAGCTCCTCGTACACAAGCTTGAGCTCATGACGAAGGGAGTCGAAAGTTCTGGAGGACCTCATGATGTCAGCGTAGTCGATAACGATCAGGCTTGGGATGAAACCCTTCAGGCTCAGCTTCTCGATGTGATTCCTGATCATCTGGACGGTAGCAGTGCCCGTCGGGTATTCCTTGATGATGAGACGCCCGAGATCCATTGTCTTGTACGTGTTGAGGACGTCCTCCTTCATATCGGGCACCTCATTCGATGGAATCCCGCAGAGGTTCGAATCGTAACGAAGACCGACAGCCGTCTCGGTGAGCTCGAACGTGTAGTGGACGACGTTCTTCCCCATCTTGAGAGCATGAGCGCCCATCGCAGTGAGCCAGTGTGACTTCCCGACGCCTGTCGGCGCCACAACGACCCCAAGCTCACCACGACCGAGCCCACCACGGAAAATGTCCTTGCTGTCGAGGACGTCGAGGCCTGTCGGACACGGATTGCGATTGATCTTCACAAAGCGAGCCTCGGCGTCCTCGAAGAAATCATGTCCCGTGGTGTTCGCCATACCGACGGAGACGGCTTTCTTCATCAGGTCAACGACTGACTCGAACTTGTCCGTCGCCACCATCTCGACCGCCTTCTCGAGCGCCTCTCGGAAAGCCTGCCGCTTGCAGAAATCGAGAGATCTCTCCTTTGTGTAGCCGAGATCACCAGGATCGGGGTTCGCCCTCATGCGATGCAGGAAGTCGATGATCTGATCCTTGAGGATCGCATCGGGACCCTGCTGCAGATCCTCCTTGATGATCGACACGAGGAGCTGCATCGTTGGAAAGCACTTGTACTTCTCGTAATGCTTGAAATAACGATCGGTGAGGAACGCCAGATACTTCAGGTCGAAGTAATCAGGGCGCATAACCTCGACCATCTGGGCAGCCCAGGTGTGATCTGTCAGCAGCCCTTGGAAAATTTTCTCTTGAAACGACTTGCCATACTGGCGAAACAGAGCCTCGCCCGCGTTAATTTCAGTTGAAGTCATGAGCTCTCTTAAGTATGAAGGAGGTGACTGGTCAGTTGGAAGAAAACTCGGTCGCGATCGAAATTATTGATACCGGACTTGACCAGCAACCTGAGATATTCCATTTTATTGGCGGAAGGACTGAATGATTCGAGTCCAGAGTCGATTTTTCCCACCTGCGTGCCTGATAGGCTGCTCACATCGAGGTTCATCAGCTGCCAGTTGAGACGCGCCTCACCGGCGCCCGCGACTATGCTCCTGAACAACTGCGGACCCTTTGGGGAGGCGCGGCTCTCGGCCAGGCTGACAATATCATCCGGACCCAGCAAAGCCTCTCCAGCGACCTCCGGGAAGCGTTTGGCCATGGTCTTCCAGCCAGCTCCGTCTATCCCAGGAATACCGTCCGCACCGTCGCCGACAAAGCACCGGGTCGCGACGAAATTTCGAGCTGTACACCCAAAACGCGCCAGAACGTCGGGCTCATTCACGAAAGACTTCGAGGTTGGGCTCCAGACTCGAACACGATTGTCAAGGAGCTGGTAGTAGTCTTTGTCGGACGACATGATGACGCAAGGGTCGTCCTTCAGACGGTATCTCGCCACGTAAGCGATGACGTCGTCAGCCTCGCAGTCGGTGACGTAACTCTGCTGGACCGGTAGGAGCTTCAGGAGCTGAACGAGGGTGGCAACCTGCCAGTTCCTGTTGCCCACCGTGTCGGGTATATCACCCTCATAGTACCTGTTGAGCTTCTGAGGCTTCCTCTTCGTCTTGTACTCCGCGAAGAGAGCGCGTCGTCTGGGAGAACCACCGCCCTCCCAGACAACAATAACACGCCGCGGGCTCAGAAATTCGCACTTCTGTCCCAGCTCGTTGAGAAAGCCCACGATACCGCCGACAGCCTGCCCGTTCGCACCCAACGTGGGATTTGCGCAGAAATGGCGCGTAAAACAATTGAGCCCGTCCACCAGTAAAGTGGGCCTTCCACCGAGCATTTAGGCCTCCGGATCGAGGTCGGCGCCGACCA